TCAACCTTGCGTCTGCCTCCAGCTTTACCGTCGCCGCCGCGCTCATCCAGACCGGCCTGCAGGCGGGCACCCCGACCACGACCGCGACCGTGACCTACGACGTGCTGCGCCAAGCCTTCCTCATTACCAGCGGCACGACCGGGAGCGCGAGCAGCGTCGGCTACGGCACCGACTCCTCGCTCTCCCCGGACTTCAACTTCACGGCCACGCTCGGCGCGGTGCTTTCGGCTGGCGCTGCAATCGCCACCCCGGCGGGCGTGATGGCGTCCATCATCGCGGCCACGCAGAACTGGGCGGCATTCACCACACTGTTCGACCCGGACGCCGGCGCCCCCGGCGGCCCGCTCAAGCTGCAGTTCTCCTTGTGGGCGAGCCAGCAGAACGGGCAGTACGCGTACGTCCCGTGGGACTCGGACCCGACGCCTTCGACCTCAACCAACGACGCCGCTTGCTTCGGCGCACTGCTCACGGCCGCCCAGTACAACGGCACGATCCCGCTGTGGGGGCTGGATCCCACCAAGGCAGCCTTCGTCTTAGGCGCGATCGCCTCGATCGACTTTACGCAGGAAGACGGGCGCATCGATTTCGCGTACTTGGGCCAAGCCGGTCTCACGCCGGACGTGTCCAGCCTCACCGTCTACAACAACCTCGTCGGCAATGGCTACAACTGCTACTGCAATGTGGCCACGCGCACGGCGCAGTTCCAATTCCTGCAGCCCGGGAGCATGCCGGGGGAGTGGGAGTGGATCGACCCGTACATCAACCAGCTCTACTTCAATTCGCAGATGCAGAACGATCTGCTGGTCTACCGCACGTCGATCAAGTGGGTCCCCTACACGGAAGCCGGGTACAACGGCGTGCGCCAGGCGCTGCAGGGCGCCATCGACCAGATGGGGACCTTTGGCGCGTGGACGAATAACGTGGACCTGTCGGGCGCGCAGGACGCGGAGATCACCGCTGCCCTGAGCGCCGGGGCGCTGGCGACGCTGGAGAACCAAGGGTGGTACCTGAGTGTGACGGACCCGGGGGCTACCGCGCGCAACGCCCGGGCGTCACCAAACATCTATTTCTACTACACCGACGGCGGCAACATCCAGCAGTTCACCGTCAACGCTGTGGACGTGGAGTAAATCATGGCAACGCTGACAGTCGCAAACGCCGTCCTCACCCTCACCTGCACTGACCTGGACATCGGGCCCGTGCAGATCCAGGGCTTCGCTACCGACGACGCCTTCGGCGCGATCGCGGTCAAGCCGGTCGAGGTGATGGTGGGGGTGGACGCCAGGAAGTCCCAGGGCTACGTCGCCTTCCTCGTGCCGTTCCCGTTCACCCTGCAAGCTGACTCCCCTTCCGTCGCGATCATGGACGCGATACAGGAGGCGCAGGAAGCCGCGCAGGATGCTTACGGGATCGGCGTCAGCCTGTCCGCCCCGGGCTTAGGGAAGCTGTGGACCTTCAGCAGCGACGGCTCGCTCACGGAGTTCCCGAAAATCCCCGCGGGCAAGAAGCTCATGCAGCCAATGAAGTACGAGATCACCTTCGGCAAGATGATCTCCTCGGTGCTGTAGCCATGCGTCGCACTCAAGAAGTAACAATCACCCAGCCCGGCCGGGACCAGGGCAAGGTGTTTCTGCTTACTGAGATGCCCGCCGAAGAGGGCGAGCTGTGGGCAACGTTGGCAATGGATCTGCTACAGAAGTCCGGCTTCCTCGTCTTAGAGACTGTCAAGGGCGGCGCAGAGCCCAAGGCAAGTGCGGAGGCACAGGACGAACCCGGCGAAGAGGCCAAAGTGAGCGGCATGGCTGGGCTGGCTCTTAAAGTGCAGCCCTTCACGTTTGAGACTGGGCGCGCGCTGCAGGACCAGGCGCTTGATAACATGTGGCGATACGTGCAGTACCAACCCAAGGCCAAGGGCCACGCCGCGAAGCCGCCACCGCAGCAGTTGTTCGAGGGCGACGCCTGCCAGATCGAGGAGTGGACGACGCGGCTCAGGCTGCGCGTGGAGTTCGTGCAACTGCACACAGGTTTTTTTTCAAACGCAAGGCGCTCGACCTCTCAGGACTCTCCGGTGGCGTCGCGCTCCTGAGGTACGCGAATGTGCCGCAGACCATCGCGGTAGTCATATCCGCCCGCGGCCTTGCGACTCGCTACGAGCTACAGACTATTTACGGCACTCGCGACCTTTACGACTTCATCGAGATCATCGCGGTGGACCTGGAGAACGAGCGGAGGCTAGCGCGTGCCCGAGACAATTGACAGCCTGACGCTTGACATCGGACTGAGCAGCGAGGAGTTCCAGTCCGGCGTCAACAAGATCCTCGGCTCGATGGAGCGGATGGGGAGCACCGCGACCGAGACCGGCGAGGGCATGGCGGCCTCCTTCGCGTCGCTTGGCTCATCGGTCGCGTCCCTCGTGTGGCGCTTCACCAGCCTGTTCCTGGCGTTCAAGAGCGTCGAGGGGCTGGTCGATTATTTCATCAACCTGCAGCACGAGCTCCGGGACCTGGGTTACGCCGCGGAGTACCTCGGGACGTCGGGCGCCGAGTTGCGGCGCTTCGGCGAGGTCGCGGAGCTTTCTGGCGGCAAGGCGCAGGACGCGATCAGCGCGGTGCAGGGACTCAACGCCGCGATCTTCGGCCTGGAGTACCAGGGGCAGGTCTCGCAGAGCCTCGTCATGCTGAATCGCATGGGCGTGAAGTACACGGACGAGCACGGGAACCCCTTACCAACGAAGGATACTTTGTTCAATGCCGCGAAGCGTTTGCATGAACGGTTTCCGGATGACAAAACCCAGACATCGAGGCGCGTGTGGTGGGCGCAGCAGATGTTCCCCGGGGCACCTGGAATTTCTAACGCGGTAGGCGGACCGCTCAAGGAGTTTGAAGACAATTACAAAAAGGCCACCGCAAGCAACAAAGACATCACCGACAAGCTCATCGATCAGCAGAAGGAACTCGGGCGGCACCTCACCGACGTGGGGTACGGGCTGGAGGATAATGCTGCGGTAATGCTGGGGACTCTTACCCCTGCGATTGACGACTTAGTAGGCGCCATCAAGGATCTCACCCCCGCGCTCAAGTCGATAGCCAAACTCTTTGAATGGGCGCAGTCGATCTGGAATGCCGGGGATACAGGGAAGATGCTTGACGACGCGGACAAGTGGCTTGGCGATAAGGCGGCGGACGCGATGTCGTGGCTTGGCGGTAAGGCGGCGGACGTAATGTACGCGGGACGTAAGGACAGACTCGCCGCGATTCAGATCCCTCCAAAGGTTGCTGCGCGACTGCCTTCCGGCGTGAATCTCGACGCGCTGAAGCTCCTGCACATGGAGGCCGGCGGGTCTGCAGGGGACTCTTCCTGGTCAAAAGCCCTCGTCGCTTACGACTCACTGAAAAATCCAGCCGGCTATGTTGCTCAAGGTATGTCTAGTGGCCAACTGACGCCTGAATTTATGGGCTCGCCGTGGTTCACAGGTGGTGGGAGGACGGGGTCTCCGTGGTTCTCAGGCGCTGAGTTGGGCACCCCGGGCGCGAAGAGGCCGCCAGCGGTAGGCGCAGCAGGCTCGAAGCCGACCAGCTCCACGCTCGGTCCGCGCCTCAACATCGGCAGCATGACGATCAACACGCAGGCCACGGACGCGAACCGCATGGCCTCTGATGTGAACCGCGCGATCGAGCGCAAGTTCCTGGTCGCGCAGTCAGACCCGGGGCTGGCGTAGTGAGCCTGCTGTTCCCCAACGTGCCGAACCTGCCGGGCGTCCCGCAGCTGGCGCGCACCACGCTGTCGAACGTACCTACGCCGACCCAGCTCGCGGGCGCGGCGCTGCCGAACGAGAGCTCCGTCATCACGTACGCGGCCGGGCTGGGGCTGTCGACGCTCTTCGGGATGATTTCCGTGTCGAGCCAGAACCAGTGGGGCATCTTCGACCAGTCTGGCAATGCCGTGTTCGTGCCGGACTCGATCCTGGAGTTCGAGCACCACCCGCGCTGGCGGATCAGCGACTTCCCTATCCAGGGGACCGCCTCGTCGCCCACCGCCTACGCCACCTACAACAAGGTGAAACTGCCGTTCGACTGCCGCGTGCGTATGTCCAAGGGCAGCACGCTCGCGGAACGCAAGGAGTTTCTCAAGACCCTGGATGCGGCGGCTGACTCTATCGCGCTCTACACGATCATGACGCCGGAGTACAGCTACCAGAACGTTGACATTGAGTACTACGACGTGGTGCGCACCACGCAGGGCGTGACGGCCGACGGAGCTTATTTCCTCACCGAGGTGGACGTCTACTTCAAAGGGATCAACCCCGTGCAGGCGCAGTACTCTTCGACCGTGCTGCAGAATGCGGTGAACCGCTCGGCGCTGCCGTCGACGAACGCGGGCGCGGTGCTGCCGCAGCCGGTGCCGCTCTCTGTGGTTTCCGTGCTGCCCGACAGCGCCTCGCTCGCCAACTCGTTCGGGAGCCAGTGATGCAGGTCGTTCCGCTCTCGCCAGTCCCTTCGCAGTCACTCTCAGTGAGCCTGGGCGGCCAGTCCGTGAGCCTCGCGATCTACCAACTGGGCCTGGCTCCGGTCGCCGACCTCTACTGCGACCTCGCTGCAGACGGGGTGCCGATCGTGAACTGCCGGCGGTGTCGCGCGTACGCGGGGGGCGCTGATGAAGCCCCTCCGTTCCTGCTTCTTGACTCGCGCTACTTGGGATTTGAGGGCGACTTTCTGTTCGTCGACACCATAGGGGATGCCGACCCGCAGGCTGCGGGGCTCGGCACGCGTTGGCAGTTGCTGTACTTCGCGCCTTCCGACTTGGCTGCGATCGGGGACCCGACGCAGCAGGCGGTCGCCGCGTGAGCAGTGGCAGCTACGGGCAGAAGTCCCTGCGGGCCACGCTGATATTGCCGCAGGCGAATTTCCCCGGTACCCCGAGCAACACGCTGACGCTGGTCGGTTACCGCATGCTCGCCCACATCACCGCTGCCGCTTGTTTCGCCTCTCAGTTGGACCTGTCTGTGTTCGGCATGACGCAGTCCGACATGAACCAGCTCACGGTCCTGTGGGGCGGACCGGCGGTGACGACGCCGGGCGCGGAAGCCCTCGTGCAGCTCGAGGCCAGCTCGGACGGCAACCCGCCGTGGACTCAGGTGTTCGAGGGCAACTTTATCGACGCGGCGCCGGACTATACGAACGCACCGAACGTCAAACTGCACGTCCTCGCGGCGGTCGCCAATGGCGTGCAACTCGCGATTGCGGCGCCGACCTCCTACCCTGGGGTTGGCACTGACGCGCCGTCTGTCGTCTCGATCGCGCAGTACTTGGCCGGACAGATGGGCTTCACGCTCGAGCCCAACAACGTGAGCGGGAGCCTGCCGACCCCGTACTTCCCAGGCACACTCATGGACCAGTTCAAGGCGCTCTGCGAGCACGCCGACCTGGACTTCTACTTCGACGGTAACAACGTACTCGCGATCTGCCCGAAGAACCAGCCGCGCCAGGGAAAGCCGGTGCCGGTGTTCTCTCCGACTTCCGGCCTCGTGGGGTTCCCCACGGTGCAGCGGTTCGGGATTCACGCAGACGTAATCTTCACCCCGGCGCTCACAATCGGCTCTGAATTTCAGATACGAGATAGCATTGTGCCTGGCGCGAACGGGCCGTGGTTCGCGGTGGCGATGACGCACGACCTGGAGAGCCTGCAGCCCGACGGCGCATGGTTCAGCCACATCGACTGCTACTACGGCCCGGCACAGGCAGCCGCAGCCTTGGCGGCCGCATGAGCGCGAACCTCTCGTACCCGCTGCAGGACCTTTCGTCCGCAGCGACGGAGTACCAGGCGCTCAGCTTCCTCGTGAACTCTATCCTGGCGAACGTGCGCACGGCTCACCCGGTCAGGGTGCTGGCGGTCTACGACGGTGGCCTTGGGCCTATCGGTACGATGGACGTGCTGCCTCTGGTGTCGCAGGTCAACGGCATCGGCCAGGGACAAGTGCACAAGACGGTCTACGGGCGCCCATACCTGCGTTATCAGGGCGGCACTTCCGCGGTCATTCTAGACCCGGCCGTTGGTGACCTCGGGTTGCTTGTGTGCTGCGACCGGGACATCTCCAACGTGATCGCTACGCTCTCAGCCGCGCTCCCCGGATCGCTTCGGCGCTTCAACTTCGCCGATGGCATTTATGTGGGCTGTGCAATGTCTGCCGTAGCGCCAACCCAGTACGTGCAATTTCTTCCGGCTGCGGGGGGTATTAGGATCGTCTCCCCGGGCGTCATTACGTTCGATGGCTCGAGCATCAACCTCAACGGCGCCACCGTGAACGGCGCGGGAGAGATACAGGACGCGTTGGGCGTTGTGCTCGGGACGCACGATCACACGCCTGGGACCTACGTCGCGCCAAGCGGCGGCGGCCCGGTGGTGGGTCTTTCTGGAGAGCCCGTGCCATGAGCGTGCCATACGACACCTTGCTGCTCGACATCGGGACTTGGGACCTGTGCCTGGATGCATTTGGCAACATGGCGGTCGCCGCTCCGCCCTACGCGATCGCACAGGACGTCTCGAGTGCGATACGCACGTTTCTCGGGGAGGTATTTTATGACACCACCATCGGTGTGCAGTACAAGGGCAAGATCCTCGGCAAGAACCCCCCGCTGTCGTTCATCCGCTCGCAGATCGAGGCCGCGGCGCTGAGCGTCCCGGGGGTGGTGTCGGCCGTGTGCACGATCCAGTTGGTTAACGGGCGCCAGGTGACGGGGCAGGTGCAGTTCGTGGATGTCAACAACGTGACGCAGACGCTCTCACTCTCATGACGAACGTCCCACCCACCCTGTTCCTGCCCACCGGGCTGTCGGTGCCGGCCGAGGCGCAGGTCCTCGCGGGCGTCCAGGCGGACATGAACGCCGCGTATGGCGGCAACCTCAACCCCGCACTCAACACGCCGCAGGGCCTGTGGGCGACGGCGCAGTCTGCCGCTGTTGCGGCGGCCAACGCCATCTTCGCCGCGATCGTCAGCGGCATCGAACCCGGCACGGCGGTCGGGTTTATGCAGGACGCCATCGCGCGCATCTACTTCCTCAACCGCAATCCCGGCGTCGCGACCGTCGTGCAGTGCACCTGCACCGGGGCGGTTGGCACGCCGATCCCCACCGGCGCGCAGGCGCAGGACACGAGCGGCAACCTCTATCAATGCACGGCGGGCGGCACGATTGGCTCGGGCGGCACGGTGAGCCTGACCTTCGCGAACGTCGTGGTGGGGGCGGTGGCCTGTCCCGCCAGCACGCTCACGATCATCTACCAGGGCATCAACGGCTGGGAGTCGATCACCAATCCTGCCCCGGGGGTCGTGGGTGCCGCGATCGAGACGCCGACCGCGCTGGAGTTCCGCCGGCAGAACTCCGTCGCCGGTAACGCCCAGGGCTGGCAGGCGGCCGTGTACGGCGCAGTGTTCGCGGTGCCTGGCGTGATAGACGCATTCCTCTACGAGAACGACACCGCGAGCCCCATCACCTACGGCTCGACTGGGCTTTCGCTCGCCGCCAATTCGATCTACGTGGGCGTGATCGGCGGGGCGCCCGCGGCCATCGAGCAGGCGATCTGGAGCAAGAAGTCCCCGGGGTGCAACTACAACGGCAACACCAGCGGGACGGTATACGACACGTCCGGAAACTACGTGAGCCCGCCCGCGTACACCGTCAAGTTCAACAACAACAGCGAGAACCCGGCCAACTGCTACTTCACGATCTCGATCACGAACCTCGCGAGCCTGCCAGCCAATATCGTGGCTCTCGTGCAGACGGCGATCGTGAACCAGTTCACCGGCCAGACGCAGGGCTTGCCGCGCGCACGCATCGGATCGCAGCTCGTGGCGCTCACCTACGCGGCGGCGGTGCAGGGCGCGGCGGGTGTGGGGATCGTGGTGCCCGTGCTCTCGATCGGCATCGGCACCGCCTTCACGGGCCTCGCCACGCTCGTCAATGGGTCGGACGTCCTCACCGTCACAACCGCAAGCACCGGGCTTTTGAGCTTCGGCACGGTCGTCGGCGGGACCGACATCCCGGCTGGAACCTACATCGTGCAGCAGCTCACAGGAACCGCCGGTGGAGTGGGCACCTACCAGATGAGTGCGAACGCGACCGGCACCGTGTCGAGCGCCGAGGCAATTACTGGTACCCCTGGGGACGCCGCGACCTTCGGGATCGACCAGGCGCCGACTATTTCGGCGGCGAACGTCATCGTGAGCCTCGTCTAGTGGCACTCGTCACCACACCGAACGTCGTCGGAATGACCGTTGCCGCGGCGACGGCTGCCATCGAGGCGGTCGGGCTCGTCCTCGGGACTGAGACCCCGGCGCTCAATCCGTATGTCGCGATCGGTGACATCGCATTCCAGACCCCCGCCGCCTACAAGCTGGTTCAGGCGACGACGATCGTGCTGAACCCCGTGGTGGATGCCGACGGCAACCAGGTCGACGACAGCGACGGGAACCCGATCTATAACCGCGTCACGGTGCCCACGGCGGTGGACCTTGGCATCTCGGCGATCGCGATCTCTCCGAACATCGACCAGACGCTCATCAGTCAGTACGCGCAGAGCCCGGTGCTGACAGAGCTCATCGACAACCTCGCGGAGTATTTCGACCAGAGTGCGAACTGGAATAACTTCTACCAGTACGTCTGGAACATCGACACCGCGCAGGCGTGGGGCCTGGACTTCTGGGGGAAGATTCTGGGGGTGAGCCGGTATCTGGAGATCCCGGTCACTGCGGAGTACCTGGGACTGGATGGCTCAGGCGCCACGGCGAGTGGCTACCCGTTCGACGTGGGTGTCTTTTACGATGGGGCGACCTCAACACAGACCTATGCGCTTTCAGACGCAGCCTACCGTACGCTGCTCTACGCCAAGGCGTTCGCGAACATCTGCCGCACTTCCATCCCGGTACTCAACCAGCTCATGCGGCTACTGTTCCCGGGCTTTGGAGATACGTACTGCCTGGACAGCGGCAACATGGCGATGACCTATTACCTGGGATGGGCACCGACCGCGATCCAGTTGGCGATCGTGGAACAGTCCGGCGCCGTCCCGCATCCAACCGGCGTCGCCGTGACGGTCACACACCTTTAGGACAACTCTATGCCAGGCGTACCCTCACCACCGGTCATTCTTGAAGGCTTCGGCACTGGTGCCGGCGGCAGTTACATCACGACCCCGATCCCGCTGGCCTCGCAGCAGCCCAACCCTCGCGCGTCGTACACCGACGGATTCCCCCCGCAGACGGTAGGGGCGACCGGGACCCCGCCTGATGTGCGGGATTTCAACGGCATCCTGTTCGCGGTCAGCGCCAATATCGCCGCCTTCTCGGCCGGCCAGTTCCAGCAGTTCTCAGCCGCGATCTCCACGGCGGATGGAGGCTACCTCACTGGCGCCATTGTGCTCGCCGCAGACAACTCCGGCTTCTGGCTGAATGGGACGAATGGCAATACCGCAAATCCCGACACGGCGGCTGCGGGCTCGGGCTGGGCGCCGCTCGCGCAGTACGGACTGACGGCCCTCACGGGACTCACCAACGCGAACGTCACGCTCTCCGCGCCGCAGGCCGCGAAAGCAACCCTCACGCTCGCTGGCACACTGACCGGGAACATACAGATCATCCTCCCGCCGTGGACGAGCCGGTGGCTGGTCCAGAACGCCACCACCGGCGCCTTCACCGTCACCTGCAAGACCGCCGCCGGCACCGGGGTGATCGTCCCGCAGGGCGTCACGACAATGATTTACGGGGACGGGACCAACATCGATCTCGTGGGCAACTCGTTGTCGGCGAATGTTGGTGCCGTGGCGAACACCCTGGCGCTGCGGGACTCGGGAGGCGGGCTCACGGCTTCGTCCTTCAACGTGTCCTCGGATGCGCGCTTGAAGGACAACATCGAGCCGATCCCAGACGCCCTGGCGCGCCTTAATCTCCTCGATGGAGTGACGTTCACCTGGAAAGAGAGTGGGGTTCGGGCCGCCGGCATCATCGCGCAGCAGCTCCTCGAGGCATTGCCTGAGGCTGTGAGCAATAAAGACGGGGCACTGTTCGTCGACCCGATGGGCGTCATCGCACTGCTGGTCGAGGCGCTGAACGAGGAGCGGCGCGCGCGCGGCGAGTTGGAAGCGCGCGTGGCGGCGCTTGAGCCAGGTAACAGGTAATGGCCTCTGGGTTTAAAGACGTGGCGGTCGACCTCGACAGCATCTTCGCCCCCTGGCAGACCGGGTGGTCACAAGCGGCGGCGACGGAATTTGAGATCGCGGGCGTTGACCTGAACGCCCGCTACGCGAAGCTCTCGGCGGGCGTGGCAGCGGCGGTCACCAACTTCAAGGAGAGTGGCGGGGCCGACCTCAACACGATTTTCGCAGCCTATGGGTCCACGGGCGTCGCTGTGCTCACGCAACCCAGTGCCGTGTCGGGTTCCGCCGCAGCCGGGAATCCATCGGGCACTGTTACGAGCAACACGACGACTTGTGCCGGCAGCAAAGGGGGAGGCACTTACACCTACGTCTGGCACATTGCCAATGGCTCGGGCTTTACGTTGACGGCACCGAACTCCGCCACGACGGCAATCACCGGCACGGTCCCCGCAGGCCAGTCCGTCAGCGGACAGATCTATTGCACGATCTCCGATGGCGTCACCAGCATCAACACCAACACGGTCAACTGCTCACTCCAGAACACGACTTCTGCGTATATCTACAACGGCACCGTGTCGGCGGGCGAGATCAGCACCGGGTCCGGTTCCGTCGAGATTAGACAGTTTGGCTGGTCACTCTCTGCATTTACGGGAGGCACTGTAATGGGTTCGATCTCTCCGGGATCAGATATCCACGGCAATGCTATCGGCGCTGTCTACGGAAGCGAGTCAGGGTCCCCAATACCTTATTCGTACGGGACGCTCCTCGTAATTCACGGGAATTTGCCGCAGAATTATTTCGCTGTGATGGTAGTTGACGGCGACAATCCGTATGCGTCTTCGAGTGCTTCGTACAGCCAATCGAGCGGATATACATTTTGGAGTTGGACTGGTTCAAGTAGCGGCTACGCAGCCATTCTTGCTTCTGGCGGAAATCACTCCGTGACTATCCAGTAAGGAATTTATTTCCATGAAGCGGTTAAGTTTAGCCATTTTGATTTGCCTGCTCTTGCCGGCAGTAGGTGCAGCTCAAGAGGTCGGCAGCTACCCGAATGCCGGCGTGCTCACGGGTACCGAGCGCATCCTCGCGGACCAGTCTGTGACCTTCCCCTGCACCGGCTGCACGGTGAACCTGACGCCGGATCAGATCTCAACCTTCCTGCTGGGGTCTGGGAATTTCTTCCCCACCTACACGGTCGGCTTCCTTTACTGGAACGGGACGGCCCTGCAGTGGAGCGCGGTGGGCACCGGCACCGTCAACACCAGCGGCTTTCCGGCCAGCGGGAATCTCGCGGCGTTCACCGGCGCCACGACGATCAGTGTGGGGAATCTAAGCGGGGACTGCACGACCTCCGGCTCGCTCACGATCACCTGCAGTTCGACGCTCGGCACGCCCTTCGGTACGTTCGCCACGCAGAGCACCCCCACGGGCTCGACGCAGTGCCTGCAGGTCAACTCCGCCGGGGTGGTCGCGGGCGCGGGCTTCGCCTGCGGCTCCGGCGGCGGCTCCGGGACCTTCAGTGGAATCACAAGCAGCACGAACACGACCGCTGCGATGGTGGTGGGCTCTGGCGCTAGTCTCACGACGAGCGGCTCCGGGACCATCACGCCTTCGGTGATCTCGTTGACGGCTTCGGGTCCGGGAGGCGTGACCGGCAATCTACCCGTAGGCAACCTGAACGGGGGCACGAGCGCGAGCGCCTCGACCTTTTGGCGCGGGGATGGCACGTGGAACACGCTTACCGCGGCGGCCGTCTCGCTTACGTCTACCGGCAACGGCGGCGTAATCCCCAGCGGTACGTCAGGCCAGATCCTCGCCTCTGCCGGCACCGTCTCGCCGCCCACCTGGCAGTCCGTCAACACCCTCGCCGGTTTGACGGCCGACACGACGCCGGCGCTGGCGGACCTGTTCCTGATCTACTCGCAATCGGCGACCGCGACCGAAAGCGTCACGGGCACTGCACTCGCGACATTGTTCAGCAGCGGCGGGGGCGGGGCCTTCAGCGGACTCACCGGCGGCACGAACACGTCCGCCGCGATGCTCTGCGGCACGGGCTGCACCCTGGGTCCCACTGGCACGGGAACGGTGACGGCAAACGCGTTGAGCACAGGCACCGCCTACACCTTAAACAGCCTTTCGATCGCGGGCAACATTTCCACTGGCGCCACTCTCTCCAATGGCGTAGGGCTGGTGACCGCCTTCCCCACCTACACTGACTCGAGCGGCACGGGTGGAACGATAAGCACTTTCACTGGATTTGCTTTCCCGACCTTCACTGCGGCGGCGAGTACGGCGACAACGTACTCGAATGTCTTCGGCGTGACTTTTGGCATCCCTTCGTGCGGCACCAATGCTACGTGCTCCGCGAAATGGGCAATGGGTGTTCTGAGTGGGGAAGCGCTGTTTAACGGTGGGATGACCGTTACAGGCGGAGCGAGTATTGATGCGGATGGCGCCAGCGCTACAACCATCGGCACTGGCGCAGACACAGGTTCAGTGACCATCGGTGGCGGGTCTAACGAGATAGTTCTTGGGAGTTATCTGAACGTCACGAGCGCCATGAGGGCGGTGAACACCGGAACGACTTCCGATACCCTTGCGACCAAACTACAGACGGTCTACGAATCGGCCAACACCGCCTCAGGCGCATTCACGGTCACGCTCGCGGCTCCACAGAGCGACGGTGAACGGCGCCGCATCTGTTTTAAGAACCTCACTGGCACGATCACGTGGACAGTGACGACGCCCGCGACAGCGACGTCGGGATTCCCGACAACCTTGGGGCCAGCAAGCGGGAATGGTCCCTGTTTCGAGATGGTCTACAACGCCGTCAGCGGCACCCCTGCCAACGCTCCGGCAACGACATGGCTTCCGTATTGATTGGGGACAGCTATGAATAAGATCACCCGCTTCTTCTCGCTCGCCCTGCTCGCACTCTCGGCGGCACTGGTTCCGGCGCCGCAGACCGCCGCGCAGGGCTGCATCGTGCTGTCCAACGGCTCGCTGCTGTCGACCGGCGCGGGGATCTTGTGCAGTGGCAATCCGCTGCCACCCGCTCCGCAAGCGATCTGGCCCGGGGTGGTCTCGAGCACCGCGGCGGAGGTCGGGGCGTGGCCGCCGAACGTCGCTACGCCGACCCCGCCGTACACCTACAACCTGTACCGCAACGGCACGCAGCTCGCCACCGGCATCGTCCCTACGCCACCGGACACCGGCGCGCAGCCGCAGATCTTCTACCTTGATCAATCGCTGACCTACAGCACCAACTACACCTATTACTACACGGCGGTCTTAGGCGGGGTGGAGAGCGCGCCGTCGCCTTCCTGGTCGTTCACGACACTCGCCGGCACCACAACTGCGACCACGGCTCCCACAGCGCCCACTGACCCATCCTCATGGGTCGTCGCCTACTCGCTGCCCACAGGCGGCACGACGTGGAAGGCGACCAACACCACCACCAATAGCCAAAGCTGCACGCCTTCAGGGGGCGTTGCCACCGGCTGCGGGCTGCAGTACGCACTGAGCGCGGCAAACATCGCTGGCGGGGATGTGATCGTTGCGACTGCTGGGGCGACGTACTCCGGCAACTTCACCATGCCGGCGTTCACTGGAGCTAGTGGCTGGACCTACCTCGTCTCCAGCCAGGACCCCGGCTACAACGGTTCCGGAACTCTGCCTGCGTACACGACCAACAGCACGCCGCTGGATTACAGCCCCGCGCCGATCACTGGCACGCTGGCGGCTTCAGCGGTAAGTGCAACTCTCACGACCCCGTGGGCCGGGCGCTCGGGCAATTACCCGACACTCTTCAAGCCGACGACTGCCGGGGCGGTTCCAGACACCCGCTCGGTGATCTACACCAACGGGCTGACCACGGTCTCGTGGTCTGTTGGACTCGTCAATGCGGCGAGCGCGACGATCTACCCGTGCGTCTTAAGCGGCGTGACGCCGTTCGACATTCCGTCGATGGCGACTATCAGCTTTCCCTACGGGAACCAGGGCGATGGTCTCATCATCCCCCCTGCTGCCACCAAGGTGCGCATCGTCGGGATCAACATCACCCCGACGCCGAGCATCACCACGCAGATGTTTTACGCGGTGTACGCCGGCAACATTGCCTCCGCCGGCAATACGCCCACGCCTTGCGCCAGCATCTACTTCGACCGCGACCTGATCGGGCCGGACACGGCCACCTACGGCAGCGGCATGAGCTTCGTAACTCATGGCATCGGCTCGGGGTGCAACAACCTTTTCGTACACCAAAGCTACATCCGCGGCATCACTAACGACTCCGGCAGCGGCGGGGCGGCGGGCGGGGACGCCAACGGCATCTTTACGTTCGGCGGTGGTCCGATTGCTGTCGAGCAAACCTATCTTGAGGGCCAGAGCGAAGGGATGATGCTCGGTGGGACGTATATCGCGCAGGCGAACCAGTCCCACGATGTCGTCTATCGCTACAACTACAACACCAAGCCCACGCAGTGGCTGGCGAACGAGCTGGGCGAGAGCCCCAAGAATCACTTCGAGCTGAAGATGGGGCAGCGGGTCGCCGCCTACGGCAACCTGCATCAAGGCAACTGGTCAGGCGTGGCGTCCGAGGGCCAGCACGGCCGCTCGTTCGTGATTGGCGCGCGTGACCAGACCGCTTCCGTAGGCAGCGGTTATACGGTGAGCGGCATCACTAAGGCGTCGTCAGCCGTCGTCACCGTCAGCACCGTGCAGGGCACCAATCCCTTCAGCACCGTGAGTGGCTCGAACAGCATCATCGTGTCTGCCATTACCACCGGCATGACGCAGATCAACAACATCCAGGGGACCGTCACCGCGACCGGCGGCTCGTCCGGCGCCTGGACCGCGACCACCAATATCAACAGCTCTGCGTTCACCGCGTGGAGCGCAGGCGGCGTGGCATACAACACGACGATGACCACGCAGAATCCGTGGATCTACGTGTCTGATTTCAGCGCTCATGACAATAAAATCTATGGGGTGAACTCCTGCGCGTACTTCTTCAGCGCCGATCACAGCGCCGAGGGGTGGACCGGGCGCGTAAACTTCTCGAACAACATTTGCCAGATACAGCCCGGCGTTCCGGTCTCCGGCACTGTCGATCAGGGTTATGGCATCTGGACGGACGGCATCGTTCCTGACGCAACAATCGACCACAACACATTCATTATCGATACGGCCCACCTCCAGAACAGCGGTCTGTACACGGCCAGCATCTACGATGACAGCGCCGGCCCAAACACGCTGTACACCGACCGCTGGACAATCACCAACAACATCATGGACGGGACGGCGGCTGTGAGCGGCACCAGCGAGGCCGGCGCCAGCACCAACACCGCCCTTGCCGCGTACTTCAAGAACACCACATGGAACAAGAACCTCACGGTTCTGGACAACTCAGCAGCGCCCACCGGCACGTTCAGCCATGTGGCATACGGCTCCATTGGCTTCTGGGGCTTCAACGCCAACAGCTACCAGCCGCAGCCCGCCAACCAGTGGAACGTGGGCGCCGGTAGCTACTCCGCGGCCTCGACTACGGGCGGAGCGCTCGGCGCGGCGTTTGAGCAGGACGGCTATCCGCTGCTGGCGATGACGAGTTATGGAGGGACAGAGACAGAAACTACTGCTACGGCAGGCGTGACGTGGACGCAGATGGCCAGTCGCAGACATTATTCATTGACGAGTTGGTACCCAACTTGGAATGATTCATCTGGAGGTACAGCCGCCACTGTAACTGCGTCAGTCAAGTCTGCGAACGTAATGGCGGCTCCTGCGCGCGTTCTCAATTACTTCATCGCCACAACGGTTCCAGACGGCTCCACAGGCTCAGGTTCAGTCTATTACTCGTTCTATGAGTACCTGCTGGGCGCCAAGTGGCTGCTCTACAACGCCGCTGGAAGTACAGGCTCCGTGGTCACGAATGGTGGTGAGCCGGTAGTCAACGTTACCACCTACGCGCCAACCTACAGCAGTCAAACCTTTACTCAGTACTATGCCCCGTGGCTCTTGGGCTGGAACTTCAATGGCGTTGGACAGACCGCAAATCCTCTCATGGACGGCCTGTTCTTTGATAACTACGAGCACGGTGCCGTTGCGACCGGGTACTGGAACCTGACAGCCTCATCCGCTCCCGGTGAACCTGACCCCAACCAGTGGGTGCGAACGGGCGAGGCCGGGATCGTGTCGGCGCTGCGCTCGGCTGCACCATCGACCTACATTCAAGGAGGCAATGTTGCTGCTGCTGTCGGGCCCGGTATTACGCTCACCGGACTTACTAACACGCTGGATGTCCCATATCTGGAGTCAATGTCAGGCCAGTCGTATTCGCAGGAGACCGTGAGCTGGGCGCGCGTCCTCTCAGTAGTCCAGCAGGCCCAGACAATGTGGACCGGCCTTCCCAATAGCGGCTGCATCTGGCACGCCGACAGCATGTCGGGGACCACCGGACAGGATTACGCATCCACGCTCCGAAGCGACCCCAACTGGCAAGCCGTGCGCTATACCATCGGGGCATCAATGGTGCTTGGATGTTATTACGCGGTCACGGCAAACTCGACCTCGACCGGATACAACAGCGCCGCGCAGTTCAACCTCGACGTGATGAACGAGGGCGCGGGCCTCACCTCGACGCAAGGCTATGAGTACTTGGGCCAGCCGCTCACCACCGCGCAAGGGGCTATTCAGACAGCGGCGTGGCAGACAATCTCCGGTCAGCAGATTTGGAGACGGGATTTCGCAAACGGCATCGTGCTGGTGCGTATTCCGACGAACGCTCCGGTGACGACGGCCAACACGACCTCAGTGACCGTGACCGCGACGATGCTCGGGAACAAGACCTACCACCTCTACACGAGCTCGCAGGACTCTACCTACAGCGGCGCTTCCGAGACTTCGTGGACATTTCCGCGGGACCGGGACTCCATCGTTCTTTTGAACAGCGCGACGGTGTATTAAGGATATGAGCGAGCTGTCTTCCAATGAATACTCAGTGCGCATTGCGGTACTGGAGACTAGGCTTCACGCGGCTGATGAGGCGCGAAGGTTACAGGCCGCAGAGTACGAACGGCGTCTTGACTTGCTGAACCACGCGCATCAAAAAGCCTTGGAGGAACGCACAGTAGTTGTGTCGCGTGAACTGTTCGACGCTGGAATGAGGGAGAGCAAGTTGCTTACTGAGACGGTACGCACCGAGTCTCGCAGAGACAGAGATGCGACGGAAACCAGGATCAATGGGTTGTCCGCCAAAATCTATACCGGCGTCGGGATCGTGATGGCGTTGCAGGTCGTGATCTATTTGGCGCTGGAGTTCTGGAAAAAATGAGTGCCTTACAGGAAGAGTTCGCACAGTCCGCCGCCAAGCTGATCCAGAAGGCGGCCGAACTCGGCTACACCGTGACGCTCGGCGGCGACGGCACGACCAACAGCGGAGCGGCGGTGGGGTCGTCGGTCAGCTTGCCGGAGAGCGGGTACGGCAACGCCGTCTTCCTCATCGGCACGCCGCCGAGCACATGCTGAGAAGTAAACACATGCAAGAGCAGCGCACTGTACGACCGGACCCGGACCCTACCTCCGCCACCACCGCGGCGCTGCAGCGGGAGATCAGTGCGCTGAAGGATGGGACGAACACCCAGATGAATGGGCTGGAAAAAGTGCTGACGTCGCGCATCGAGGGCATCGAGAAATCGATAGAGGTAGCGCACGCGGACGCGGTGCGTATCCCGACGATGCTCCAGGACGGGATCGCGAACCTCAAGGCCCTGATCTGGGGCAGGCTTGATACCGTGAAGGCGGAGTGTGACGGGACTAATAGCGCGAACGTCGAGAAGTTCAATGGCATCCAGACGCAGTTCGCTGAGCGCGACACTCGGGTCGAACTGGCAGCGAAGGAGGCGAAGGAGGCGCTGGGCGCTGCGCTCACTGGTCAGAAAGAAGCTGTGACGGAACAGAACAAAGCCAACAATCTGTCAATCGCGAAAAGCGAGGCGGCGACATTGAAGCAGATCGACGGGCTGATCAGCAGCATTGCCACGCTCAACACGACGCTAAGCGAGAAGATCGACGACGTTAAGCAACGGTTGACGGTCATCGAGGGCCGCGCCACCGGTCAGCTGGAGTCGCGCGTCGAGGTGCGCGAGAACAGCAACGACGTGCAGAATCGATGGGGGCTCATCGTCGCGATAGTGGTTGGCGCAGCCAGCATCGCGTACTACGCCGGACACATGACGCACTGAAAATGAAGCTCTTCCTCAACCGCGACCCGGGCCCACAGCCGCAGCGCACGTACGGGCGGCTGCTGCCCGGGGGCAACCTCGTGCTGCAGACGCTGGAGCGCCCGTGGGTGCCGGCGCCGGACGGCTCGCCTGGCGGGCACCCGGACACCTCCTGCGTGCCGCTGGGCACGTACGCGCTGGCGCGGCACAACACGCCCGACCACCCTTACACCTGGGCGCTGGTGAACCCGGCGCTGGGCATCTACCACGAGCCGGGCGACATCCCGGCGGGCGTCCCCGCCCGCTTCGGCTGCCTGCTGCACCCGGACAATATCGTCGAGACGCTGGCGGGCTGCGTGGGCGTGGGGCTCACGCGCTCGACGCTCAACGGCGAGCCCGACATCGCCGACTCGCGCGCGGCGTTCGCGGACCTTAAGGCCGCGGTGCCGTGGACCGACGGCCACACCCTGGTCATCACGCAGGGACCGGGCCCTTGACGTGGACTACCTCCTGGGCCTGCTGCGTGCGCTGGTGCCGCCCCACGCCGGGGACCCGAAGCTCGACTACCGCTGGCGGCTCAACGTCGCCGCGGTGTGCGTGGCGGCGATCGTCTACATGGGGGTGAGCGCTGCGCTGTACGTCGGCAAGGTGCCGTTCCTCCCCGGGCTGGCGCGCACGGACCACCTGGCGGCCATCACCGCGCAGCTGCAGGCGGACGAGCACGAGCTGGCGCGCAACGGGGAGGACGACCGGCGGCAGCGGCTGGAGTACCTCGCCACCACGCTCGACAACCTGCGCGCGCTGCAGTGCGCGGTGAAGGGGGCGAAGGTGGCGCAGCTGAAGCAGGCGTACTGGGTGCGCATCGACGAGCTGATGCGCAAATACGACAAGCTGTCGAAGGTCGCGTTCGACCTGCCAGCGTGCAGCGACGTGCAGTGAATAGGACTGAAGCTCTGGCGCTCGGGCGGCAGAAGTTTACGCACCGCCGCACGGGGGCGTTCGTCAGGCGCCAGGCACGCGAGTGGCTGGAGAAGTGCGGGGGGCTGAAGGGCGCGCAGCTGGAGCGCTGGCACGCGCGCCTCGAGGCGCGGCAGGCTGCGCGCGGCGCGGAGCCGAAACCGGTGCCGGAGCACATTGCTGAATTTCGCCGCCTGCTTGAGAAGCGCAACACACTGACCAATAGGAGCAAGCCATGAACTCGCCGAACCCCCTGCCACCCCCGGGCTGGGCGCCCACCAACTCCACCTACGCTAGTGTCGTGGGCGGCGCCGCGGCTGTGTTCATCTCGCTGACGCTGGCGAGCTTCGGGCACGTGATGGGTGACGCCTGGACGGCAGCGCTCACCACGCTGCTCTCCGCCGGCGCTGGATTTTTATTCAGCGGCGGCAGAAAGTGAGGCTATTGCGCCGCTGGCGCGACTGGCTCTTTCGCGAACCCGTAGGTTTTGATTTCACCACCAAGGAGACTCCTGTCATGGCCCTTATTCCCACCCCTGTTATTCCGTCCATCGACCCCCTGCAGGCGCTCGCCTCCGGCCTCATCCAGTACATCACCGCCAAGGACATACTCGGCCAGTCCGGCGTCCCCGCGCAGCTCGCGCGCGCGAAGGCGATCGCGGGCTTCACGGAGGCACTGGAAGAGATCAACACCGGCTCGGCTTCCGGCGTCGCAGACCTGCAGACCGCGCTCGCGAACCTGGTCGCCACGATCAAGGACCCGGCCGCGCAGATCATCGTGAACGAGTTGCTGGCCACGTTCGCCGCGCAGTTGTCGGCGGTGGAGGGCACGCTCATCGGCAAGCTCGAGGGCGCCACCGGCGGCCTCATCCTGTCGCAGATCGACGCCGTGGCCACCTACTACGTGCAGCAGCTGAGTGCCGCGCCGGCAGCCGCCAGGAAGTAAGCGTTCCGTGTCAAAAGCCCAACTCAACCGCATCGAGCAGAAGCTCGACCTCATCATCGGGAGCCTTAACGCCATGTCCACGAACATCAACGCAGCCCTGCTCGAGCTGACGGCCGACGTCACCGCGGAGACCACCGTCGACCAGTCCGTCATCACCTTCGTCAACGGCATCCCCGCGCTGATCGCCGCCGCCGTCGCGCAAGCTACCGCCGCGGGGGCAACCCCGGCGCAGCTCGCGGCCTTCGACGCGCTCAGCGCCACGATGACCGCGAACGCCTCCTCGGTGGCGGCGGCCGTAGCGGCGAACACACCGGCCGCGCCGTAAGGAGAAACTTCGATGAGTACTTTTAGAAAACTGCGCGCAGCCGCGCTGCTCGCGTTCTGCGTGTTCACCCTGCCGCCCGCGATCCACGCGGCGCTGCCGGACACGGTGACGGCCGCCACCTCGTGCATCGTGGGCACGGCTGGTGCCACGCCCACCATCACGCTGACGTTCACCCCGCCGACGCTGAACACGGACGGCACGGCGATCACGCTGGCCCTGACCTACAGCGTGTTCCAGGGCACGAGTTCCGGGGGCGAAGTGCAGGTGGCGACGGGGCTCACCACCTCGCCCGTCGTGGTCAACACGGGGCTTGTGGCCGGCACCAGCTACTACGTGTACATCAAGGCGGTTGACTCAAATGGAGCCAGCGGGCCGAGCGTGGAGGTGTGCAAGACAATCCCCGCGGCGCCTGCGATCCCGAACCCGCCGACAGCTCTGACCGCCAGCTAGGAGAATCATCATGGGCCTAATCCTACTCATCCTCGTGGTCCTGTTCCTGTGCGGTGGCATCGGCGGTCGCTTCTACGGCGACGGCAGCTCGTACGGCTACGGGTACGGTCACGCGCCGATCGGCATCGGGGCGATCATCCTTATCGTGGTCGTTCTGCTCCTCCTTAGTGGCAGACTCTGAGATGGCGCGCAAACCAGGTCGGCCATTAACTGTGCGTCCTGCTGAGCCGTGCGTCTGTGAGCACGGCAAGCGTGACCACGAAGGCCAGACTGGCGCCTGCACCCTCTGTGACTGCAGGGAGTACATCGCGCCGGATGATTCACCGAACGAGCCGCAACGCGGCGATGAGGAGTGACCCGTGAAGAAATCCACTGTGCGCCGCGGTAAGCCAAAGCGCCACATTCAGCGAGCGGAACCAGTGCGCGAGCCACCACCTCCGCCGCCGCTGGAGATCATCCCGGACCCGGAGGTGCGGGCGAAGGTGGCGACGTGGTGGGAGAACGTGAAGAGTGCCCTTGGTTTTGAGTAAAAGGAGAGTCCCATGTTGAAGAAACTGTCACCGCTGGCGGTGTTGGCGGCGCTCGCCGCGCTGCTGGCCGGGTGCCCGATCCTGCCGCACCACGACGGCAACCACGGGGATCACGGCGACCACCAGGACCACGGAGGGCACTAGCCGTGCACAACAACGTCAACTTCAGTCTCAGCTTCACGTCCGTCAGCTGGATCATCGCGCTGGTGTGCTTCGCCATCGCGGGGCTGCAGCTGGTGGTGCCCAGGCCGCCGAGCAGGGCGTGGAACTGGACCTCGTGGGGGTTCTTCTTCGTGCTGCTGCCGTTCGTGTTCGGCGGCGGGAGGGCAGCGCCATGAAACTGGGGCGCAGACCCGCTCGACACACGCGATGCACGATGCGCAGCGCGATCGCGATGGACCGCGCGCTCGCGGGGCTCGGCACCCCGCCCGCGGTCAGCGACGACTACGTGACGCCGCTGATAACCGCCATTAAGGCGCTTACCCCGCCCATGGGCGATCTCGGCATGTTCTTGAACGATTCGTTGGGGGATTGCGTTTGCGCCGACTCCTGCCACCAGATCATGCTGCATTCTGCAAACGGCTCCGGCCTCGTCGTGCCGACCGATGCGGACTGCCTGGCGCTGTATGAAGCGGTGGGCGGATACGTCCCGGGCAACCCCTCAACCGATCAGGGGTGCGACGAGGTCTCGATGTGCGAGTACCTCATGGCCACTGGGTTGTGCGGGGAGAAGATCGCGGGCAGCGGCAGCATCGATCCCGCGAACCTCACCAACCTGCGCTGGGGCGTGCAGATCTTCGGCACCGTGCGCCTGGGGATCGTGGTCGGGCAGGACTTCATCCAGCAGTTTACCGCCGGGCAGCCGTGGGTCGCGCCAACCACCGACCCAAACGCTGGCGGGCACGACGTGCCGGTGGTCAAGTACGACGCGGACTACGCGTACGTGATCACCTGGGGCGGCCTGCAGGCGGTCTCCTGGTCGCTCATGGCCAACACCGCGTTCCTCGACGAAGTGCACGCCGAGGTGTGGCCGGACTTCATCGCCTCGACCGGCAGCGCGCCCAACGGCTTCAACCTCGCGCAGCTGCTGGCAGACCTGCCGGCGGTGGAGCAGGCGGCGTAGTGCAAGGCAAGCGCGTCGAGCTGGTGGCGCAGCAGGGAGGCTTCCAGAGCCTGAAGCCGGGCGAGTACGGCCGGTGGACCGACGGCACGTGGTACGGGTGCACGCCGGACGGGGACGGTTGCTGGCTGCGCTCGCACCAGATCACCGAGCACGCGGACGGCACCATCACCGTGTCGCCGTCGATCGAGGTGAGCGTCCTCGAGGGGCCGCCGCCCGCAACCCCGCCCGATACGCGCCCTAAGAAAATACTGTGGCACGGGCACCTCGCGAAGGGCGTGTGGACGGAGTGCTGATGTGAAAGGGCGTCGCCTTCCGGTTGACCCTGCTTACAACGCACGGTATGTTAGCGAGGCGAACGGCTCAATTCCGTTCATGGGCATTGAGAAGCCGGGCGATTACTGCGGGCCGGTGAAGGGATGGACTGGTGACTTCCCTGCGGTCTTTTTCCTCAAGCCAAATGCCTTCGACCCAGGCGCGCCGCCCGTTGCAAGGGACATACACCATGTCGTGTCGCCGCCGCACACCTTCATCGAGGAGCCAGACGGCACCCTTACGATCACAGCCTCAATAGGCGATACGCGCGGTGCGGGCACGATTAGCGACGGCTGGCACGGCTGGCTCACGAAAGGTGAGTGGCATCTGTGACCGCGCAGCAGGAGGACGCCCGCCTCGCGTTGCTGGCTGCGTTCTCCGAGAACGCGTACTCGAAAGCCCCGCAGGTGCAGCGGCCGCCGGTCGAGGCCGGCCTCGCCGCGCTCGGCTGGGACCTGCGCGGGTACCTCACCGCGGTCGACGACGTGCGCGACATCTTCGCGCGGCGCCTGTACTACGGCATCGTGGCCGAGTCGATCGCCGCCCCGGGCACGGCTGTGGTCGTGGTGCGGGGGACGGAGAACTTCGTCGAGTGGATCATCGACGCTGAGTTCTTCCTGCAGCCTCACCCCTCCGGCGGCCACGTGGAGGACGGGTTCTACGGCGTCTACAGGAGCATCCGGTTCCTGCCGCCCGCAGCGGACGCCCCGAGCCAGGCGTTGTGGATCGCGGACGCGCTGGGGACTGCTACCGCGGTCACCGTGGTCGGGCACAGCCTTGGGGCGGCCATCGCCACGTACCTGGCGCTGACGGTCGCCGCCGCGCTCCCCCAGGCGCACGTCGCGCTGCGCGCCGTCGCCTCGCCCCGCCCTGGGGACACCGCCTTCGCGCGGATGCTCCTCGCCGCGGTCCCCGATTCCGTCGCCTACGACTATGAGCCGGACCTCGTGCCGCAGCTTCCCGCGGAACTGCTCGGCTACGCCTCGCTCCCTAGCCTGGTGACGCTGCCCAAGGACGCGGCGATCCCGGACAACCCCCTCAGCAACCACCACGCCCTCACCTACGCCCGCCTGCTCGACCCGACGGTCGCTAAGGTTGCGGGATGGAACCTACCTAGGACCGTTTAGGCTCGATCGACCCCCACCCCCCGTCTCCTTCCTGCGCTTTGGCGCAATCGACCCGTACCGCACGCCTGCTTTCGCCTAGCAAGCACAAAAAAGGGTCCTTCAGGGTCGTAATTTTCGACCTCGAGGACCCTTTTGAGTGCCAAGTTATGCTGCAGTGCAGAATTACTTCTATCGATGCAACTCGCCCCTCTTCGGTGGTAGCCTCTCTGCGAGACGCACTGTGTGCCCAGTCTTCTGCAACTCCCGACTGCGACGCTTGGCAGCGTTGATGCTGCTGAGGGTCTCTGGCTCGGCCACCTGAGTTCCGCCCTCCGCAATCTCCACCAGGTGTCTCCTAACTCTAAGATACTTGCTCATTGCTCATCCCCTTCGGTGTATGTTGTAGAACCGACGCAACGAATCGCGATCGTCTACACGACTCCGACCGGCGTCATCGATCAAGGAGCGGCGACGCGGGCGCGGATTGGGGCTAAGCGCGATTGCCAACACGAGACACCCCGCCGATCCGAGCCCGCATGTCCACGCTAGCACTGCGCTCCATCCCAGGTGCTCAAGCATAATGGCTCTCCTCCTGCTTGTACCAACCTCGAAACAACGCCGTCACCTGGTCCAAGTCCTCCAGCTCCAACGACCGGAGCAAGAGCTCCCCCCCACCGAGCGTGCTTAACCGGTACCAAGACTTTCCCCGGCATCAGCGGGTGCTCCTCGTGAGCCAACCGTCCGAACCGCACCTGGAGTGCTTGCGCCTGCGCCACGGTGTCCACCGAGAACACCGGCAGCGCTATGCCGTTGAACACGTGCTCCCTGGTCGAGGTGTCGCGGTAAGTAATGGTGCCGTCCTTGCAGACGTGAATCATGAATCGCCGCGAGAGGTGATTTGGTGTAGTGTTCATCCGTACATCCCGGGGAACTCGCATCCCTCGGCCTCGTCGATCGCACCCTGACACTCGTCGCGCAGGGTCTCGATCTCCTCGAGGTCCCCGTTCTCCGATTTGTTCTCCAGTCGTTCCTCACAGGCCCCAACCACGGCCTGTAGGGCGCTGACTGCGTTGCTGCATCGAACAGCGCGCGATACCCCGCGTGACTTAGTTGCCCAGTCGTACTTCACCTGAATCTCGACGAACTTCTCAGGGACGCTTGGCTCACTCAGGTTTTCCAGGCTTGATGCGGTCTGCTCGAGCGTCTGGATACGCTGAGTCTGAGCCAGTCCTTCTGAGGCGTTATCGACAATCTCGCGGCATTCGCTCGCGAGCTCCTCTAACATACCAAACGCAGTCGAAACTGCGTCAGCGATGCTGCACTCTTGTGCGGCCTGTCTGTAACCCATCATCCTTCTCCTTAGAGTTGTGTGTGCGTCAGGCTGCCACTCGCGAGGCGAGCTGCCAGAGGGCCAGGTTGGTATCGAGCTCACGACGGATGTGCGTGATGCCACGCGTCGTCGCTGCTCGCTGCTGACCGGTCGTGTGCTGAATCTGAACCCCGCCTCGGACGAGATTCTCCTGGACGACGTTATAAGTGGTCCAGAGATCGTTCGTCTTGTCCTGCTCACGACGCGGGACCAACAGCAACTTCGCATCGAAGTCGACATTGTCGAAAACGATTTCAGCGGCCTTCTGCGCGAAGCGCAGCTGTGCCGCCGGGGTCAGCTTCTTCGCTGCCATCTTCTCGACGAACTGCGCCGCGGATGCGGCCTGCGTGACCGCCTCGCGAATCTGCTTCAGCATCTCCTCAAGGTTGCCGCGGTGGATCAGCGCAATACCCTTGAACGCCATTGTCGAGATGGCCATGCCGTTTAAGCAGGCGAGACGCAGGAGTCCCCCGAACAGGCGGTGGCGCGACTGGCCGTCGTGGCTGTTCTCGAGGTGCACCTCCGGGAAGACGTCGCCGACGATCGGCTTGTCCTTAAGGCGGCGCATGCGAACCAAGTGACGCGTGAAGCGAGGATCGCGATGGCCAAAGCGAGTCGCACGCTGCGCAACATGCGTGATGGCGTAGCCGTCCTTCAGAAGCGGCTCGATCACGTCAGCCGTCGAGAGGAAGGTGTAACGCTCAGACATCTTCGGGTGGGGGGCCGTTGCGAACAGCGACGGGAATTTCTTAAGCTCGTCCATCGAGAGACCCTTCGGGTCCGTGATCGACGGGAAACGAGCCATGGTTGTGGATCGGGTCATTTCAATCTCCTACTTTGTGTGTGGTCTCATCAGTGGGGCGAATCACGCCCAGACGCAGCGTCCCTGCCGCGTTTCGACCTACTCAGCTTGTTTCTTCAGAAGTGATACCGAGGATCGTCCCAACAGTCGCGCAGCAGCTTCGAGTGAGGCCTTGCGACGAACTTCCATCGCCTGCTTGTAGGGCCGCGTCTTCCCTGAGTAACTCACCCAGCATTCAGGATCGAGCTTGTAGGCCTGATCCTTCACGCTCTGAGACCACCGCTCAGGTTTCTCCTCGAAGTGATTCCATCGACGTACCAGCTCATCGGCCTCTTCTCTACTGAGGGACGACTCGACGTGCCCGAAGAGCGGGGTCACCATCCACTTAGCGCAGCCGCAGGGACACGGGATAGCCTGGACGATCATGGTGACTGCTCCCCAGATTTGCCCCAAGGCAGACCGAACTTGCCAGCGCAGATTCGTCCATATCCGACGACAGTCGAGCGCTCATCGGTTAGCTGCAACGAGCAGAAGCAGCAGTGGCCGGTCAAGTGCCCGAACTCAGCAGCAACGCGCGCCGGATCCTGACCAAGCCGCATCAGCAGTTCGACGAGGTTGGTCTCGCAGACGTGGCCATCCTTGCCAATCGTCAGCTGCCCGTCCGGCGAGATGCGACCGTAGTAGCGGTTGCTCCCGAACGCTTCGCCGTCTGTCAGGACGAGGAAGCCGGGGGTCTTCGAGCGTTCGCCCGCGATTGTGATCCGCAGATCGTCGCCGAGGGGGAGCTTCAGCCAGAGCTTCGGGAACTTCAGGCCGTTCTCACGTGCCTTCGTCAGCAGCGCGACGACGCCCGACATACCTGAGAGCTGAACCGGCGTCTGCGCCGACGCAGGGGGACGCGTGAATCGATCGACGAGCTTGTCTACCCAAGCAGCCTGCTTGATCGACAGGCCACGGTTATCGGCAGCTCTCAGGAGAGAGTTGATGAAGTTCTTGTCAGACTCGGGGATGCGTCCGTTGGCGTACAGCTGACGCAGGGATGATACCATTTCGGCGGTCTTGCGCGCTCCCTGGAACTCTTCTAATGGCGTGGACATTTTGGATTCTCCTCGGTTAATTTGGTCTCATCAGCGCCAGCATCACTAGCGGACGTCGCCATCCCTGCGACGTTTCGACCTTACTTCAGGGCTCCTCGGATCGCAGCTTCGTTATCGTAGGGTGCGTGAAGGCCGGCCTTGCGTAGCTTGCGGCGTGCAGCTGTTGGCTCGATCTTCAGCTCGTTGCAGATTGCCCCCAGGATCGTCGAGTGCGACGCAGACGCGCCGTTCGCCTTCTCCTCGGGGGGCGTCTCAGAATGGACTGGCGTTTCGATGAACTCGATGTCCTCGGTCGGTACGTTCCCGTCGAGGACTCGCTTGATCAACTCGATCGCGCCTTGCGTCGCCGTACGGCGTATCTGCTCGCGATCGAGCAAGGACATGAAGTACTTCGCGCAGGCCTTCGGTTCGTACGCTTTGCCTTTGTGGGGGACCACGCGCATCTTGTCGTAGTGTCTGAGCTCGACGCGCAGGATGCGGATCGTCCCTTCGTCATTGATCACGCAGGAGGCGAACTTGCGCCCCCGTAGGCAGAGCGCAGGTTTGAGCCCAGAGTTGGTCAGGTCAGTTACGGGATCGACTGTCTGGATGTACTTAACGCTTGCTTCCATCGGAGTTCACTCCCAGGGTTTGCAGGTGGGCCCGCAGCGAATTGATGAAGTTCACCAGCTCGTTGCGGGTCTGCCGTTCCGCTTGTGCGGTTTGTTCGCCGTGAGCGTCTTCGTCAATCATGCTGTTTTGTCCTTCTGTTTCAGAGTGCAACGGTTTTGCGTTCTATGAATTTCAATCCTTCGGGCCACATCCTCAATGGCCATGCGTTGGCCGTCCAACGTGGCCCACCCGTAAAGCGGATAAACTGGCCCGGTCTTTTGGTAATCAACGCGGTCGGCTTCCGTGGCTTTGATTACGAGGCTCATGACACAAACTCCGCGCCGTCAACGCCATGCTGAATGGCGAGCGCCTTGCCTGCGTCGGTGAACTGCAGCCATTGGCAACCTTCGCCGTCGTCAAATGACGTGACCAAACCGGCGCGCTTCAACTGCGTCAAGTTGCCACGGTCCTCTTTGCTGCCGCCCACGTTCCCACCGATCAGCGGTGTGCCGCGCCAGTTTCCGGCGTCGCGTGCGTAAGCGAGGAAAAGTTCGAGTGACCGGGGTGTGATCTGTTTGCTCATCTTCAATTCTCCTAGGCTCATCAGTACTGGCATGTCAGACTGCTGAGAGAGGGTGTACTTCGTGCCATTAGGCATCGTGAACTCTTTTTTGAACGTGGTCATTTCGGATTCCTCCAGTTTTGGGATTGGGCTTGACTCGTCAGTACGGCGGGAGCCACCCGCGCGTATACGATCGACGACAGCCTGAAGCTGTTACGCGCAACGCGCATCGATCGTTTCGTCTTTACCGGGATTGGATGCCGCTGCTATTTTTGTTTTGGAGACGGCCAGCCCGGGACCTGAATCGTGGTCAGTCGAGGTAGTTGAAGGTTCGTTTTCTGATCGTGACCCGAGCTCGTTTCCCCGGGAGAGTGTTCGTCAGAAAGTCCTGGGCCTACCCTGCCTTGTCTTCCTTGACGTGTACATAGTAAGCTCTTCCCATTGACATGTAAATAGGTAAATAGGGAATTAAATCAACGTGTTGCGCGAGGCGAATTGCGTATTTGCCGGCAAAAACGAGGATTTTATTCGACGTGCTTCCAGTTCTTGCGTCGGATGATTCCACGGACGGCCGCGTAGGTCATTCCGTAGTCCCGACTCAATTGAGTGATTGTCCGTTGATTCGTGGCGTGGAGTCCCCTGATCTGGGCCACGTCTACCTCGGTGAGTTTCGATGATTTTACCTGGGAGCCCACGGGGCGTCGATTCCTTCGGTTACACTCAGCGGCATTCTGAGTCGCAGTTCCTAAGTGAAGATGTCCCGGTCGAACGCAATTCCGAATATCACACCCGTGGAGGACGAGGAGTCCCCGTGGAATAGGGCCATGAGTCAGCTCATACGAGAGTCTATGGACCAAAGTTGGTATCTGGTGGCCAGAGGGCTTCAATAGACCAGTACCGATCACTCCTGATCCTGCGATTCCTCTTCGCTTATTCCTTGCTCCTTTCCAAAGCCAGCAGGTTGAGGTCTTTTCAACTCGAGTCCAAAGTTTCTTCTCGAGAAGCTCACGTTGTATCGAGGTCAATCGGTTGATGGAAAAGGTCATCGATAAACCGCCTGGCGGAGGGCCTTCCTGACCTGACTCGGATCGCGTCGTTGCGCTGTAGGAATCTCAGACCTTAGGAAGTCGAGAAGTGTCCAGTCGTTGATTACAGCGGCGTATCGACCCGGGACGAGGTAAACGTAGTCGCCGATGCCGACGACGATCAACACCAGACCACCGACCTTTGTGCGCCGGCGAATCCAAAGTTTCTGCGCAGGGCGCAGTCCATGCTTGTCGGTCAGAACGATCGTGGATGGGCGCGTTGGCTTCCGACGGAACTTCAATTCCATCCATCCCTCACGCCCCTGAGCATGGAAATTGACGTCTGGAGTCCCAGGGTCGCAGGGGTTCTCGACCCGGACGAAGTCGCCCGGGCCGAGCTTCCCCTTCAATCTCGACCAGAATCGAGCCTCAGTCGTCACTGGCTGCCAGCGCAGTCTCGGCCTTCCTCAACGCGGGGGTACCTTTCCCCCAGGACCAACGACCCTCAGGCTTCAGACCAGCTGCACGGAGCTTGCGTCGCGCGATGCGAGGCTCCATCTTATGGTCCTTGCAGAGCTGCTTCAGGGTGACCTGATTTGGATCTGCGCCGTTGCTCTTCGCTGCCGTCGTCTTCGCCTTCACCTTACGGACGGGTTTCTTTTTTGTTGCCACTGGATCTTTCTCCTCTGTTTTCAAATCAGACATGTCTTTCTTCAAATCGTCAGGGTTGGTCTCTTCGGCTTCCATCATCGTCTCCTGTAGTGATCGCAGACAAGATCTGCGAGTCTCTTCTTTCTCAGGACCGCCTCGAGAATCAGTTCGTCGATGGTCCCCTTCATAACGAGGTAATAATATGACACCCTCGTTGAGATGTACTGCAAAATCCGAAAGCGGCTCTGCTCATGGTTGATATAGCTGAAATCCCAGGAGTAGAAGATCGCGACGTTCGCTATGGCTAGATCGATCGCTACTCCCGATTGGATTTGTAGTACGATCGCGGTCTCCTTGATCTTCTCGTTTGGATCGAAGTCGATGCCTCCCTGAATGCGCTTGACTGAGTAGCCTGCGAAGTCTAGGACTCGCGCGATCGCTTCGAGCTCGTGCAGGAAGCGACAGATCACGAGGGGTCGGTCTTTCTTCGTCAGGCGCCCCAGCGCCAGCAGAAGGAGTCTGAGTTTCGTGTTGCCGAGCTCGTGGACTACTCCGTCCTCGTCGATAACGAAGCCTCCACAGATCTGCTGGAGCTTCATCGTCAGGGTCATAGCAAGGGGGGTCTCAATGCGCCGCCGATTAACGACGGTCACGAGCTCCTTCTCGAGCTCTATGTACGAGCGCCGCTCAGCGTCACTAAGAGGCTCAGTCAGGACTACTCGACGGATACGCGCGGGTTTCAGTCCAGCGCGTCTGCGCACCTCAGCTAGCGTGTGGCGAATCGAATGGGCGTGGAAGACCTGATAGAACTCCTCCTCGTTTTGCGTGCCAATCACCTTCGACCGCCAGAAGGGGTCCATCAGCAGGTAGCGATGCTGAAAACCACTCACCACCTGAATGATCGGCCGCTGCCCGGGTCGGAGTTTCTTTTGGGTGATCGCCCACTTACCGAAGATGCTCGGGCCGAGGTAGTCGAAGATCGCCCAGGCGTCCCAGATCCCCTGAGCAATCGGGGTCCCAGTCAGGGCGAGTCGATGATCCGCCTTGCGCCCGATCAGGCGACAACGCCTGGACCACTTCGATCCTCGACGCTTGATGTGCTGCGCCTCATCGACGATCATAAAGGAAGTGTCGCCCGCGAGCCAGAGCTTCAACTTGCGGAAGGTCGACTTACGCTCGACCTGGTTGAAGTTGATGATCTGGATTTCACATGGCCAGTCGAGCGCTAAGCTCTCGGCGATCTCCTTCTGCCAGACTTTGATCCCTTTCTTGAGAGTGATAATCAGTAGGCGGGCGGGTTTCTCGTGATCGACAATCGCGAGGGCGGGAAGGTTCTTCCCGACGCGCTGCTCATCGAAAAGGCCGAAGCCGTCAGCGAGTCGATCTTTCCACCGCTGGACGGCTTCGGCCTGGTTCGGCCGAAGTTGCTTTCGGATCACAACTTCTTCAGGTCACTCGCTTCGATTTCCCACTCTTCCCCGTCGCTCGTTTCGACGGTCGCGGTATCCCCGTCGACCGAGACGACCTTGCCCTTCAGTTTCTTGCCCTCGTCCTCGAACTGAACGAGGTCGCCTTTCTTAAATTCGTCGTCGTCGTCGTCGTCGTCGTCATCATCCTTGGTGGGCGTCTTCTTCTTAGTCGTCTTACCACTGCGAGACGACTTATCGGCATCGCCGCCGTAGGAATCCACCTTCGGACGGTCGCGCCCCTGGAACTCCTCGTTCACTACGGTGACGGTCAGCGTCTGGCCCGTGTACTCGGCGAGGTCCAACTCCATCGAGCTATCGGGAACCTCGACACCCAGGACCTCGAGGAGTCCCTTCAACCGCCAGAGGGCCTGCGGCTGCAACGAGGTGTTGTCGTACAGGGCGGCGCCCTTCGAGTCCCCCTCGGTAATACGGAACTTCCACTTCAGATAGGGGTTGCCGCTATCGGCACCTTCCTCCTCAGTGACCTCGACGACCTCGACCTCGTAGGCGCCGTCGGGTACGGCCTTCCCCCCGGACTCGACGCCAGAGAAGTCGACAGACAGTCCCTTCTTCTTTCCACCTTTTCTAATCGCCATTGATCTACTCCTTCACTTATGAACTTTTCGTTTTGGCTCGGATCTCTCACCACGAATGATCTTGGTGATCTTGTCAAACGTCGGATTGACGATAAACTCAGGGGCGACGAAGTCAATTGGACGTCGGATCTTCGTCGTGTAGTACGCGTGTGGCCCGATGCGCATGCAGTACTTCACTGCGCGCTCCTTGTCCTTCCCCTGACCTGTGTACTCCTCACGGATGAAAGTGTTGCCGATCACTGAGACCGCACCGTTGACCGCCGAGGCAAGCGACGGCATCAGGCGAGCTCCGATCGACGGATCGATCTGGTCCTCTACGCTCTCGTCGGCGCTGTTCGTGCGTTCGTGAGCGATGAAGACCACGTAGATCCCGGAGTTCGTCAGGTCTCGATAATTGTAGAGCCAGGTTTTCATCAGACCGGCGATCTGACCCCAGTCGCGTCGCGAGAGAATGTCGCTCTCCTCTTTACCGGTCCCCTTGATCTCAGCCATCGCCAGGTCTTGCATCTGGGAAATCTGATCGATCGAGACCGTTTTGTACTTTGACTCGTTCGACTTCAAGTACCAGTAGACCTGCTCTATCTCGGCCCATTCTTCGATCGAGATGACATCGATGCCAGGAACCTTCGCGATGGTGTCGGTACCTTTTTCACGGATGTCGACGAGCAGCATTGGCTTCGGCCAACTCGACGACACCGCAGTCTTGCCAGTTCCACTGCGCCCGTAAATCAAACTCGAGAACTCACTCGCCAGTTCACTGACGGGCGCGATCTTCGACTTGATGTCCCCGAATTGAGTCGGGTTACTCTTCCTCTTCTTGATCGCCATCAAGCATCTCCTGGTTGACTACGTATTCGGTCTTGCGGATGAAGTCGGAGTCCTGACCTCGGAGCTCGGCGTGGCACAGATTGTAGAACGAGCACCACGAGCAGTCCTTCGTCATATTGCGGGTCGTATCGTCGTGCGATCGTAAGATCTCCTGAGAGGTCGTTACCATCTCGCTAACGATTTGATCAACCATTACTCTCGGCGGACTCGGGAGGTACACTCGCCTCAGGAACTTCTCCTCGCGCCCTTTCAGTCCTTCGAGCCATTCAGTATAGTGCTGCTGGTCCTCGCCAGTTCGCTTGCAGTGGGCCTGTACAGCCGCTAAGGCGACGTCATACGTAGTGTCGATGTTCGCCCGCTGCGAGAGCTGCCCCGACTTCAGGACTTCGGGCTCGACCGGCAGCTTGGTGCGGATGTAGTCCCAGATGATGCCGTCAACTGGGCGGCGTGGATTTAACTTGTTCCACGCCCATGTGTAGAACACCGTCTGCAGATCGGAGAATCGCGCTTCCTCTCCTGGGATGTTCTTGTGGCTCTTATGATCCTTGATCCAACGGCGCTTCTGCGGATCCAGGACGACCTTGTCGATGTGCCCCTGGAAGGTCACCTCTTTCAGAAGTGGGACCTGTACCTCGTACTCAGACTCGAGGATCTTGTAGCCGTCGTCAGCGTAGTGTCGCTGGTAGTTGTCGAAGAGCTTTTTGCAATCGCCAATTAAATCTCCATACTCATCGCGCTCCTCACGGAAGAGCTTACCGTATTCCTTGGCGTACTGACGCAGCACCGAGGCTGGGTTTTTGCCCTTAGCCTTCGCGTCGAGCATCGCGTGGAGGATCGTCCCGCGGATTAACTGGACCTTCGGGCGCTTTCGCTCCAAGCACAGGATGTATCGGTACCAGTAGAGTCTGTGGCATCGACGCCAAGCTCGGATGCGAGAGAAACCGACGATGAGCATTCTACTTCTCCCAGTCTCGAGTGAATCGACACCTCGTGAGCATCAGGTCGAGGTCTGCAGCTAACGCAGGGTACTCAG